GCGTCTGCCGGATAAGCTCACAGTCATCAAGCACTGTTGAGCGATTGCCCATCAAGTCATTGTAGGCAGTAAGGAAACGTTGTTTGATTTCGTCCTCGGTGAGTATCGGAGTTTGGCATCTGTTCTCATTTTTAAACTTCTGATTGCACTGGAATATCACGCTTCTATATTCATCCGTGGAATGCCAGACCTTTCGGCCGTAGAAACCGCCACAGTCCCCGCATATTATTTTACTGTGAAAAGCCCTATCGCTGTATGCTCTGCCCAGTTCCTTGCGCCGCGCCATTTCTTCCTGCACCGCTTGAAATTCCTCCGGGGCGATGATGGCTTCGTGCGAACCTTCCACATAATACTGCGGCACCTCGCCGTTATTTACCCGCAGTTCTTTCGTTAAAAAGTCGACTGTAAACCGTTTCTGCGCTGTGACCGAAGCGGTGATACAACTTTATTTTTCCTCGGTCAGGGTATTCAAATTTGCAGTAGGGGTATTCAAAACCAAACAGGGGTATTCAAATCGCAGAAAGTGCCGTAAAATGGGCGTTTTTCGGTACTTCTCGGTTGAGAATGATATTGAGCATAAACCCTATTATGCTCGGACATAGAAGCCGCCAATAATGTGGCACCTCCCGATGTGGACTGCGGATATAGAAAGTGTGAAACAATTTCCCGCCCCTAAAAACGCCAGTATTTCGGTCTATTCACACGGCCGAAATAGCTCCAAAAACCGAAAGTGTGTAGCTTCGTAAAAGGAAAAGCCTCGCTGCCGTGGTTGGCAACGAGGCTATTATATAGGCAGTCATACAGTGATGCGTATGCCGGACTGGAAGATGAAAGTCAGCTTTTCATCTACGGTCGTTTCCACTCGGTCGAGGGTGCGGCGCATAAGTGAAAAATCAAAGGTGCTAAGCCTGCCAACGCTGTCGAACAGTTCCAACATTTCTTTGGCCCGATACCGAACAAGCACATCGTCGGTGTTCTCGACGGCCCTTTTGAGCGTCGCCTCATATCTGCCACGCTGACCTATGATGTAGTTCCACGCCTGAACGAACGCCTTCTGAGGGCGGTCAAGCGGAATGCGAATATCTGTGCAAATCATCGGTCTGGGTTTCAGATACTGTGCCGGATACTTTTCTCGGTACTCGACCAAGCCCGGCGATGGATTCTTTGTATAAGTGGACTTATGCGGAGGCGTGTATATTACGCCCTCCACAGGCTTTGCCGCTCCTTTTTTTCGACTTGAGCAGCGGTACACGGTTTTCTGTACAAAGCCCTCTGCGTTAAAGTAATAGTAGTTCACAGGCGATCCGCAGATGCCGCAGTATATCATTCCTTTGAACGGAAACTCCTGCGATGGCAAACAGGAACCTTTACAATGATTCCGTTCACGCATTCTTTGGGCGACAAGCCATGTTTCCTTATCGACAATAGCGGGCAAACAGTCCTCAACAAGAAATTGAGGCAGTTCGCCTTTGTTTGGTCTGGATCTGTGAGATAGTGGATCTTGGATGTACGTTTTCTGGAACAGGCAATCTCCACAGAGCTTTTCGTTCGCAATGATATTTTTCACCGTGGTATTCGCCCATGTCGCACCCTCGCGGCGTGTCGGGGCGTTTTCTGCAATGAGGAGGTTGGCTATCTCCGTATAACCATAGCCGGAGATGAAAAGGTCGTAAATATGGCGAACGACGGCTGCCTCGGTTTCATTGACTGCAATGTCCCCGCCAGTCTTACGGAACCCATATATGTTATTGAGAGCAAGGCACTCTATCGTGCCGTTTTCAAATCTCTTACGCTTGCCCCATTTAATGTTGTCGGACATACTGACCGATTCGGACTCGGCAAATGCCGCCATCAAGGTTAACAGCAGTTCACCCTCTGAGGAACAGGAGTGCAATTCCTCTTTCTCAAAGAAAACATCGACGCCGAGATTGCGGAGTTCCCTGGTAAACACAAGCGTGTCCACGGTGTTTCGTCCAAAGCGGGACACGCTCTTAGTTATGATGGCATCCACCTTCCCGGTACGGCAGTCCTCAATTAGACGGAGAAACTCCGCGCGGTTTCTTGTGCGAGTGCCGGAGATGCCACTGTCAGCGTATATGCCGACAAACTCCACATCCTTATCATTTGCCAGACTGTTCTGATAAAAGGACATCTGTGCTTCAAGGCTGTGTATCTGCTCGTCATGTTGGCTTGATACCCGGCAATAGGCTGCCACTCGTTTTTTGCCTGTTTTTTCGGTTTTAGGCAGAATCAATCTTGTGGGCATGGCTTCGCCACCTTTCGTTTTTTGCGGGACTTTACACCGGGGTCTATCACCCACGGCAGTTTTGTGCCGTCACGGAATACGAATTTCACCGTGCAGTCCTCGTTGATGACCATGTAATGCACCGCCGCCTGCCATACAAGCGGGTCGAAGTCCACAAGAGCCGTTTTCTGCTTTCTCAAAAGCTGGAGGAAACCGCGCACCTGCACCTTCTTTGCGGCGCAAAGGGCGATCTTTGAGGTGAGTTCATGCTGTTCCCCCTGCAACGCTTCATATTTGGCGGTAATTTCATCGCGCTCCTTTTGGAGCGGGCTGTCTTCGCCGCATTCGTCTATCATATGGCTCTCTCTGGTGAGGTTATCTCGCATTCTTGTGGACAAACCGGTGCCGAGATCTTCCACTTCGGCAAGCCGCGCTTTGTAGGCGCTGTCGTCGGTGATAGCGGCAAGGCACTCCTCATAGTTTTTAGCAATCTCATCCTTCCGAGCCAGGAGGCTATTGAACGCGTCCACAAAGCATTTCATGATGGCCTCTTCCTTTACCGTCGGCGTGGCGCAGTATTTACGCTTTGCAAACTTATTATTGCAGTGCCAGACATAAGATTTATGGTTGCTGCCGCTGTGCCAAACCTTTCTGCCGTAAAAGCCACCGCAATCACCACAAACGATCCTGCCGGAGAAAGGCGAAATACAGGTATAAGCGCCGCCTTCCTTGCGTCTGCGAAACTCCTCCTGTACCATTTCAAACTTCTCCGGCGGAATAATTGGCGGGTGGTTCTGTGACACATAGTATTGCGGTAATTCCCCGGTGTTCTTTTTTACTTTTTTCGTAAGGTAGTCTTCAACAAAAGTAGATTGTAATACCGAATCCCCCTTATATTTGACATTTTGGAGGATGTGCCTGACTGTAGATTCCTGCCATTTTGTTTTTTTCATCGGTGTTGGAATACAGTCCGTCGTAAGCCTTGTGGCAATGTCGTAGGTGGTCTTTCCGGCAAGAAATTCATCATAGATTCTATGGACGATTCTCGCCTCCTCCTCGACAATGTACAGCTTGCCGTCCTTGCCCATATCGTAACCGAGGAATGAACTATAGGCGAAGGACACCTTGCCATCCGCCATGCTTTTGCGCTTGCCCCAAGTGGTGTTCTTTGAGATGGAGCGGCTTTCCTCCTGTGCGAGGGAACTCATGATGGTAAGCAGCAGTTCGCCCTTAGAGTCCATCGTGAATATATTTTCCTTTTCAAAATAGACCTCCGTGCCTTTATCCTTTAGCTGCCGTATGGTGGTAAGGCTGTCGACCGTGTTACGGGCAAAGCGGCTGACCGATTTTGTGAGGATGAGGTCAATTTTTCCGGCAAGGGCGTCAGCAATCATCCGCTTGAAACCCTCACGATGCTTTGTGCTGGTACCGGTGATGCCCTCGTCCGTATAGACTTCAACGAACTCCCATTCCGGGTTTCGTTTGATATAATTGGTATAGTAATCCACCTGAGCCTCATAGCTGTTCTGTTGTTCGTCCTTTTCAGTTGATACGCGGGCATACCCAGCCACCTTGCGCTTTTTCGTCAATGTTGGCAGTCCCTGTGAAAAAACCGCAATTTTTGCAGGGATAACAGTAACATTTTTCTCACTCATCTATTTGCACCTCGCTGTTCAAACATTTTTCTTCGTGCCGCCTCGCGCATCTCATCAGTCCAGCTTTCGGAGCGTGAGCGGTCTTGCCATATCATTTGCTTTTCCGTACCATCCTTGAAAATCAAGCGCATAGTATTGCCGGGTTCGGCGATGATTCTATCGACCATTCCTATGAAGAAATCTTCGGTGAAGTACTTTCTCCCAAGCGCGTCAGCAATGCAATCCTTGAGGGTTTCCTCCGGGATGACCTTTGAAGCGCAGTAGGCTTTCCCACGGGTGTTAAAGGTGGAGCAGCACCAGACCGTGTTGTAGGGCGTGGTTTTGCGCCTGTAATTCTTGCCGCAGATACCACACTGGATTTTGCCCGTGAACGCGCTCTTTGCGCCGCCAACGACTATATGCTTTTCGGCACGGCGCTGAACCTCGTTCTGCACTTCCTCAAAAACGGCTCTGGACACGATCGCCTCATGGTCTTCGGTAATGTAAAATTGTCGAAGCTGCCCCACATTTTTGACCTGTTTTTTTGTGAGGTGGCTTTCGCTTATGGTTTTTTGCAGGAGCAAATCACCCATATACTTTTCATTTCGCAGTATGTTGCGGATGGTGTCGGGGTACCAGAACGGAATCTTTGCTGTGCTGATGCCGCGCTCGTTTAACGTGTTGGAGATTTTCTGAACGCCGCAACCGGAAAGGTAGAGGTCGAATATCTCTTTCACAATTTCCGCTTCGTCCGGCACAAGCGTTATTTCGCCGTCCACCAGTCGGTAACCGAGCATGGTGCAGGTGTTGGGCTGCCCCTTTTCAAAGCCTTTGCGTATCTTCCACTTACAGTTCTCGCTGCAGGAAAGGCTCTCTTCCTGCGCCTGCGACGCCATGAGCGTAAGCATCAGCTCACCCTCTTCACTGATGGAGTTGATATTCTGCTCCTCAAAAAAGATGTTGATGCCGAGTTCTTTCAGTTCTCGCACTGTGGCAAGCAGCGTGACCGTGTTCCTCGCCAAGCGAGAAATTGACTTTGTAATCACCATATCTACAAGCCCCGCGCGGCAATCGGAGAGCAGCCGTTGAAACTGTTCACGGTCATCCTTTGTTCCCGTTTTCGCCTCATCAGTGTAAACGCGCTATGGACAATTCCCCAATGCCTAAAAAAACGGCGTGTGCTGCAATTATCACAGTCACACGCCGTTATTCGTCTTGGATGATGCCGGACACATCGCCGATAAAATTGTAGGTAATCTGAATTTCCTGAGTCTTGCCGCGTCCCCAGTGGCTGTACTGCGGCGGTGTGTATACCGCTTCGCCGACCCGCACCGATGAGATGAACTCGTGTACAATTTCGGGCGTCAGCTCCGTAATCTCCGTGAAGGAACGCACCAGTCGCAGGAAGCTCTCGATTCCTGCCGTCTGCGCGGTCGCGTCATTTATGAGGCTTTCCAGCTCGGCTGCTCTTGCTCTCAAGCCGGTCTGCTCGGCTTCATATCCGGCAAGCATCGTCCCAAATCGCTCATCGCTGATTTTCCCCTCCACATTATCCTCATACAACTTGCTCACGATGCGGTCGAGTGTTCCGATTCGTGTTTTCGCTTTGGTAAGCTCATTCTTGGCTTTCTGTAAACTGCGCTCGTTTTCCCTTGTGGATGCCGCAGTCAGCTTCTCTGTGAATCTCCGCTCGTCTGTTTTCGCCAGCCCGATGACCCGCTGAAGGTCTTTGAGCACGACCGCTTCGAGCGCCTCACGCTGTATGGAGTGCGCTGTGCAGGTCGAATTGTCGGAATAGGTGCGTGAGTTTTTGCAGATGTAATAGCAGTAATTCCTGACAGAGCCGTCCTGATTTGAGCGCGAGTTCCGTTTCGCGTACAGCCTGTCGCCGCAATCAAGGCAATAAATGCTTCCTTCAAGAGCGCCCTTTTCGTAGGTTCGCTGCACGTGTCGGCGGTTGGAACGGATGCGTTGGACGGTTTCCCATGTCTCGCTATCGATGATGGCGGGATGCGCGTTCTCGTGGATAATCCACTCGTCTTCCGGCTTTACATATTTCCTATGGTCTTTGTATGACCGGCTCGTCTTGCGGTTCAAAACCGCTGCGCCGGTGTGCTCTCTATTTGAGAGAATACCAGCGATAACGCTTGTGTGCCACATGGTATCCAGGCGTTTCGGGATGTGCTTCGGCGGCACTCCGTCGCGTTCTGCTTTGTAGATTTGCGGTATTTTTAAACCACGTCTACTGAGCTCCTGCGCGATGTATTGAGGTCCCATGCCATCGACGCACATTTTGAAAATGTCTTTGACAACGTCCGCTGCCGGTTCGTCGACCGCCCATACGAATTTGTCCGCGTCGGACGGCTTGTAACCGTAGGGTGCGACCGAATTGGAGTGCTGCCCGTTTTGTGCTTTTGCCTTGAATACGGCGCGTATCTTTTTCGAAGTGTCGGCAACGAACCACTCGTTGAACACGTCTCGGAAAATGGACATGATGTCAAAACCGTTGGCTGTGTCGAGGTTGTCGTTGGCGGCGATAAGGCGAACGTCGAACTCGTCGAAGGTGCGTTTGAGCAGCCCGACCTCGATAACGTCACGACCGATGCGGCTCTGGTCTTTGATAATGACCGTAGCCACGCCGCCAGTCCTGACTTCTGCGAGAAGCGCGTCAAGGCCCGGTCTTGAAAACAGTGTGCCGCTTACGCCGTCGTCGACGAAAAAGCGTGTGCTTCCAAAACCGTGGTCTTTGGCGTATTTCGTGAGTATTTCTTTCTGATGGACGATTGAGTTCGATTCGCCGGAGTCAAAATCCTCTTTGCTCAAGCGGCAGTACAGCGCGGTGATTTTGCCTTGCTCGGTCTGTGTTATTCCCATAGAGCAGATACCTCCTTCTTAATGGTAGGTACCATATTCGCTCTTATTTTCACACATAGCAAGCGGTTTATTGATAC